CATTTTGGAGTAAATTCATATAAGGCAAAAAGCGGTTTAGTTTCGGCAGAAAAAATGTTGAATTGCTATGCTGAAATAACTCCTCAAACAAGTTCTTTTCCTAATATGGTTTTGGGGACTGCTGGTTTAACTGTTTGGAAAGATACTGGGGTTTCTTTGCCCGTTTACGGAATGCGTGTAATGGGTGAAAATCTTTATGTGGTTGTCGGTGATAAAGTTTATAAAATAGATGCTTCAAAAACAGTAACATTATTGGGTAATATTACCACAGAGATTGGAAATGTAATAATGACTGATAACGGAGATCAAGTTACAATTCAATTGCCAAATGGAATTACTTATTATTGCACCCCAACCGCTTCTTCTTTAGCTCAAATTACCGATGCTGATTTTAATGATTCAGGATCAGTTACAACCCTAGATGGATTTACAGTATCCGCTTTGCTAAATAGCAATGAATTTCAATGGTCAGATGTCAATACCACTCAAAATTGGAACGCTCTAAATGCCGCAACTGTCGAGGCTAATTCTTCAAAAATAGTAAGGGTTTATCAGAATAATTTAGAACTGTGGTTTTTTAAAGAAGATATTATCCAAGTGTTTTACAATACTGGATCAGGCTCGCCCTTATTCCAAAGAAAAGAAGGTGTTTATATTGAGAAAGGCTGCGCCTCCAAATATTCAATTGCCACAATGGACAATTCATTTTTCTTTTTAGGAAACGATAGAATTGTTTATCAAACTATTGGCTACCAATTAAAGCCAATTTCAACTTTTCCAATTTCGCAAGAAATAGAAACTTATACAACAATTGACGATGCAATTGGCTTTACCTATGTTCAAGACGGGCATAAGTTTTATTGTCTAACCTTTCCAAGTGCAAACAAGACTTGGGAATACGACATTACAACTGAACTCTGGCACGAAAGAGAAAGCGTTAATAATCAAGGCAAAGATGGAAGATGGAGAACCAATTGCCATGCTTATTTTGCAGGTAAAAACTTGGTGGGTGATTTCCAAACTGGGATTATTTACGAAATAGACCCTGATGTTTATACTGAAAACGGAACAGTAATTAAAAGAGAAATTATTGGAACAACAATGTTTAAAAACTTTGCAAGATTCTCTTTAAATAAGTTTGTTGTAATGATGGACACGGGAGTTGGAATTGCAACTGGACAGGGTATTGATCCACAATTAGTTGGCAGATTCTCTGACAATGGCGGCAAAACCTATACGGATGAATTATGGCAGCCAATAGGCGCAGAAGGCTCTTTTTTAACAGAGGTATTTTGGACAAAAATAGGCAGGAAAGCTCGTTCTTTCATTGCTAGATTAAATTATAGCGAGCCAACTAAGTTTCAAATTGTTGGGGCTTTTGTGGAGGTTGAATCAGAAGATGATTAATTTACCAAATGTTCAACAACCAATTGTGGAAGAAAATAATATTGTAAAACCCGAATGGAATACTTTTTTTCAGCAAATAAAAACAACAATAAAAACTGATTTATTAGTTGATATTGGAGTACCAAATGCAGGGCAACCTTTAGCAAAAGAAAATGGCGAGATTGATTCAGTTTGGTTTTCATTTTTTGAGAAAAGCTACAAAACAACTGGTGCAACTTTTGGTTTACCATCAGCGCAAGAAAAGCTAGGAAAAAATTGGAATAATTTTTTTCAAAGCATGTATCAAGAATTAAAATAATACTTGATTTTTTTTATTAACACGGCAACATTTATAAAATATGAGTAAATGTAAAGATGATTGCTATAAAACATTTACTATATGGGTGGACTTACAAACAAATACAAAGGACGATCTGGCGTTGAGCCTACTGCTGAAGAAATAGGCGCATTACCACTTACTGGCGGTACACTAACTGGCAGTCTTAATTTTAGCGGAAACGGCTTAGATATTACTGGCGATTTTTCAAACGCAACTCGTGCAAACCGCCTTGCTTTTCAAACCTCAACTCTAAACGGCAACACTCGGGTCCCTATACTTCCAAACGGCGCTTCTCGCCTTGCTGGCATAGATTGTTTTGACGGAACTGATGCTGACAATGCGTCTTTTTTACAAGTTTATTCAGACGGCACAGATAATCATTGTGGTTTAAATTCTACAAAGGTTGGCACTGGCGCAAGAAAAGATTTAGTTTTTCAAATTGATGGAATTACCAAAGCCAAAATTAACGAAGCCGATGGAAAATTTAATGTTGACACACTTACCGCGTCTTTACTAGTAGGAACTGATGCGTCAAAAAATCTTCAATCTGTTACAGCTGCAACTTCTTCAATAGGCAGTGATTTTTCGATTACTTTAAGCGGCTCAACTATTACTTTTGCCCTGCCCAATGCTAGTTCAACTGCTAGAGGGGTATTATCAACTGGAACACAAACAATTGCAGGTAATAAAACATTTAGTGGGGGAATTAGTAGCACTCGCATAAATCCTAGAGTTACAAGCATCGCTTCTGCTTCTACAATTACTCCCGCAGCGGATACATCAGACCAATATATTGTAACAGCGTTAGCAGCTGCGGCAACTATAGCAATTCCTAGTGGCACGCCAGTTGATGGTCAAAAACTTATAATTCGTATTAAAGATACTGGAGCAGAAAGAGTATTAACTTGGACTACTTCTGCTGGCGGTTATCGTGCCGTTGGAACAACATTACCAATAACAACTATAATTTCAAAAGCTGTATATGTAGGAGCCGTGTATAATTCCCAAGATGGATTTTGGGATGTTATTGCGGTAGCACAACTATAATGGCAAACAACTCAGGAAATTTCGCAGGAAATGCTTTTTTATCATTGCCAACAAGCTCAGCATTTACTTTTGGTATTGGCAATTTTACCATTGAAGGTTGGTTTAGGGCTTCTGCATATAAAGCTAGCCAAGTGCTTTTTAGCACTACTACATTATATAATGTTCTTAATAACGTCTATTTATTAACCGCAGGCGCTTCTAACAACCAATTTTCAATTGCCTCTAATGGAAATATTTTATTAACATCAATAAGTACTTTTACTTTAAATACTTGGTATCATGTTGCGATAGTAAAAAATGTATCATCATTGAGGCTATATGTAAACGGCAATATCCAAGCAACTGGGAGTAATTCACAATCTTTTACTTCAAACACACCCATAATAGGCTCAATAAACGGAATATCTAATGCTATTGAGGGTTATCTTTCAAATTTACGCGTAGTTAAAGGAACTGCAATATATACAAGTGGTTTTACGCCACCTGTTGAGCCTTTAAGTGCAATATCAGGAACATCTTTACTAACACTTCAACAATCAACCCTACCTTTTACTGACGCTTCTGCTAACAATTTTACCATAACAAACACAGGTAATTTGGTAACAGCAAGCACATTAAATCCTTTTGACGGTGTTATTAATTCTAAGACAAATTTTTTGTCTTTATTTTAATAAATATTTTTAAAAGAATTAAAAACGAAATTACAATTTTATAAAAATTACAATAATGAAAAATATAATTATACAAGAAAACAACTGGAAAATCTTTAAGCTTGTTGGCATTGAAACAAATACGGAAAGATGGGAGTTTTTAGAACAAAAACAAGGATCTCTTTTAGATTCTTTAAATGCAATTTATATAGATTACCCAAATTTAATTTTAGGAATTGAAATAAAAACACTTAATAACAATCAAATTATAAAATTTAATTAACATGAACTATTTACTTTATTTAAAACTAGGTGGCGGATTACTTGGTGCTTTGGGAGCTTCAGTTTTTTATTGGTGCAAAGGTTATTCAAACAAAATTGAAAAACCAACTGAAGATCTAGATGGTAATTTCTTGGTTACCAAAGTAGGTGACTTAGAAGGCTTCGAAAGTGATGGCGTAATTCTTGCAGAACCAGAATCTATTACTGAATTAAACTTAGAACCAGAATCTATTACTGAAGTAGAGAGTGATGCGGTATTATTGCCAGTTGATGAAAATGGCGATGTTATTATAATTGAATCAGTGAGTGAAATTTAATGGACGAAATACTTGATAGTATAAATTCTTTAATCTTAAAAACCGCTGGAGGCTTAATAGCTCTTTGGGGTCTAATAGTTTACGGATTAGTAAAAATTGTTGGATTTCTTGGAGCTTGTGCAGCCGAGGGCGCAATTAATAAAGGTTTAGCAAAAATGATACCTGCAGTAAAATCTGAATTTAAGAAAGAATTTGAATTTATTAAAGGAGATGTTAGTCAATTAAAAGAAGAAGTTGTAGAATTAAAATTTTCAATTGGAAATTATAGAAAAGTTAAGCATGATATAGAAACTGAAAATCAATATCTTGCAGATGCTTTGATTTCTAAAGATGAAGAGATGTTGGATGAATTTAGAGAAATTCTTATTAAAAGAGAAAAAAGGAAAAAGTATGAATGACCAATGCGATAGACCTCTAACAAACGCAGAAGTTGCTTTGAGAATAGTTAAAGAGTTTTTTAAATTCTTTTCTAAACCTCCGTTAAGAGCCACATTTTTTTCTATAAGTTTTTGTAGCGGCATGTTCTTCTTTATCTCTAAAATTTCTGTATCTGATTGCATTGAGGGGGCTAAATGGTTAATTTCTTTACTGTAAAAATGATTGATTTTTTAAAAGGGCTTGCTATTTTCGCTGGAGTTATTGCCGCTTTCTTCATTGGAAAATTAAGGGCTGAAAACAAAAGACTGGAAGATAATTTAGAAGAAAAAGAATCTGAAATTAAAAATATAAATGAAATTCAAGAACGCATTGCGAAATACGATAATACTCCTATTGCTGATAAGCGTAACTGGTTGCGGTCACGCAACAAAACAAAGTAACTTCTGCCAATGGGCAAAGCCTCTTCCTACTGGCGAAAAAGAAGGTGTTTATGAAGAAATGTTATCTGATGAAATGATAAGAGTGTTATACATTTACCAAAGAGAATATAACTGCTCTTGCTTAAAACAATGCCCTGCCAATGATTAAAATATTACTTACTATAATTTTATTATCAATATCATCAAACGCTTACGCTTACGAGTGGGAAATTCTGCGTGTAATTGACGGCGATACAATTGAAATAAAAAACGAGTGCTTCCCAAAAGAATTAAAGCTATCGGTGAGAGTTTTAAAAATTGATACGCCAGAAAAAGGATCAAGAGTTAAATGCGAAAAAGAAGCTAAGTTAGCAGAAAAGGCTTCTAAATTTACTAAGCAATTTATTGGCAAAAATAAAACAGCTACTTTCAGAAATATTCAATGGGACAAGTACGGCGGCAGGTTACTTGCAGATGTTGAAATAAACGGCAAAAGCTTATCAGACGAGCTAATAAAAAATGGATTAGCCCGATCGTACGATGGAAAAAAAAAGGGGTCTTGGTGTGAATAAAATTACTTTTAAAGCTGTTTCAAATTCTAGCGATGGAATACACTTTAGTGCTTCATTTAACTTAACTTTAACCTTCTTATTTTAAGGGATCATTAATAGCATCAGTATAAACCCCAATATA